TATACATGGACAGATATATGTTCTAGATGTCCTATAACTAAAGAATTTTTTCAAGATTATTTTCCTTATGATATTTATTATAGGGTTCGTTATATGTTATTAGAGCCTCAAGGATATATTACTCCTCATACAGATACCGATATACATAAATTATCTCCTGTTAATATAGCATTGAATAATCCAGAAGGTTGTAAGTTTAAGATGAAAGATCATAAAGGTTTTTTGCCTTTTTCAGCTGGTAAATCGTTACTATTAGATGTAGGTAACACTCATGCAGTGTACAATAATAGTAGTGAAGATAGATATCATATAATAGTACATGGTAAAATAACTAAGCAATTTAAAGAATTAGTAGAGTATAGTTATGAGAAAAATGGGTCTAAATAAAAATTATGTAGTAGCTATATTTGATGATCCAACTTTTGCATCTAAAAATATGTCTATACAAGAAAAACGAGCAGAAATTACAGGATTTTTTACAAGATTTAAATATTTTGGTCCTATTATATATGGAAGTTCTGTAAATGAAGTATTAGATAAAGCACTTGATTATAATGTAGAATTTTGTGTAGTACAATCTGTAGGTCATATAATAAGAGAAGGATCATTTTTTAAACTATTAGAAAAATGGATGGAAAAGAAAAATTTCTTTGTTACTGGGCATATTATGGACAAAGAAACTCCTAATAGTAACTGGGCAGAAGGAAACGGTTATTATGGTCTACATAAACAATGTATATTAGTTAATTTAAATTACTATAAAAAATTTAATAAACCTGTATGGGGAGATGCTAAGCGTAAGTTAGAGGAACCTGAGACAGTAGCAGCTGCTAATAGACACGTTAAAGATATACATGATGACTATACACCCCTATCACTAATACCTACAGAAGAAACAAAAGTTTGTACACCATTAGTTAGTGGTTGGAATTTTATAAATACTAGTTTAGAAAATGGTTTAACGGTATATAACTTTCATCCTAAAGTTAGAGATGCAAAAGAATTTGTATATCCTACAAGCAGTATAGAAGATTTACAGAATCAACTATCATGGATTAATAATATTGTAAATTATGCACCTCAATGTGTATTTCTATGGAATACAGAAACATATTTAGATTTAAAATATTGTAAATTAAACAAACCTATAAAAAATCTATATACATTAGCGGCTAGTTTTAAACCTCATATGATATTGAATTATTTTGATTTTGAAGAAAATACTATAGTTAATTTTTATGATTATAGTAAACCTGCTTTAGCTTATAAAAATATGATGCTTAAACATTGGGATGGTGACGATTATCCTTCTTTTATTAACTGGGCTAGAAAACAATACTCATTTAACGAAACTCACGGTATTATGACAGAAAATGAAACAGATCAAGATTTATGGGAAAGAGAAATTAGTTGGTGGAAAGGTGAGTCTAATATTAAAGAGCACTGGTATAGATATAAAAAGTTAAAACATACTTTTACTCATGTAGATATTTGTAAAGATCCTACGCCAATAACAAATAAAATTGTACCAGATCCTGATAGTTTAATTTGGTGGAGTAACGCATTTCATACAGTAAATGCTCATTACCTTCAAGGTTTAAAAGGTGTTACTGCTAGCTATAAAACTTGGATAGATGAAATTACTAAACAAAATCCTTACATATGGATTTTAGGTAAAGATTTTATGGATAAACCTGTAGAAGGAGGTCAGATAAAAGATTATGTTATTAAAAGCTAAAACAAGGTTAGAGTTTGATAATAGTTGGGTAAAGCAATTAAAATTTGTAGAACACACAGATCAAGATCTTGCAGGTCATGTAGATGCTATAGCAGTAAAAAGCGAATCAGGAAGTGTATTTGATTTTTATAGATCTAATCCTTTAGAAAATCCTGACGATTTTAAATACACAGCTTTATATAATAAAATACCTCAAGTTAAAAACTTAGTAGATCATTTTCAACTACAAACTACTAGGGTGCGTATACATAGACAACTTCCAGGGCAAGAGATACCTCTACATACTGATGATAATAATACAGCAGTAAAAAATAAAGATGATTATATGATTAGAAGTATTACGGCACTAACAGCAAGTAAAGATTTTAGATATAACTTTATAGATACAGAAAAGAAACGCAGAGTTCAATGGCTAAGACAAGGAGAAACAATATTTTTTGATCCTGATTTAGTAGCTCATGGAATGTCAAATGAGTCAACTACAGAAACTAGATATGCTTTAGTGCAGATATTTAAGTTATACCCAGTTACAGCTTGGGCAAGAGATTTTATAAGCACTGAAAAAGTAGTAACAATATGAATATAGACTTTGGCACTGCATTCCACAAACCAAACGGTAATGCAGTAAAAGTAACTATTAATGAATTTAGAGATAAACTATATCTACATATAAGAGATTATACAATGGATGGAGATACAGGACAGTGGTTTCCTACTAAGACAGGATTTTCTATTCCAGCAGATGAAGTTAGCTCTTTAATACCTTTACTAAATGACGCTGCAGAAGCAGTAGCACAAAGGTATATATGGAATAATCAATTAGAATTGGAATTTGAAGAATTGGAGAACGAATATGAGTATTAAAGCTTGGAATGATGAACAAGAAGCTGAATTAACTAGGCTTTATCTTGAGGAAGAAATTAAAGATGTACATGAATTAGCATCTATATTTGAAAAGGGTTATAGAAGTGTTATAAGTAAATTAGTACAACTTAAAATATATGAAAAACCTGAATTAGATGAAGAAGATAAGTCATTAACTGTAAAAGTTATGTTGAGAGAGCTAGAAGAGATTTTAGGTGTAGAAGTTATAGGAACTAATTTAAATAAAAAAGAAAATTTAAGTAAGTTACTTGAGTCTATTAAAAAGAAGATTGGCTAATGGGAACACTTAAACCAGGTGTTGGATTAGTATATGAACGAGTAGATGGTGTCGTATATGGCAGATACCAAGGAACAACAGATAGATGGGAAATAGGAAGAGATATGAGACCAATATCACCAAATGATATAAGACCGGAACCACAAACAATTGGTTGGGACTCTGCTGCTGGACATGGTCATAACCAATACACAAAAGAAGAAATTGAAGCATTAGGTATTAAAGTAGTAGAAGAACAAGTTATTCCTGATCAAACTAACATATATAAGTTTAGTGAAGATAAACTAATAGAAGAGTTTACAGACTATATTGATAGTACTTATGCAGCACACTATAATACTAATAAAATTCAATCTATGGAAAATATTATAGATAAAGGTCATGGTACTGGATTCTGTATGGGAAATGTAGATAAGTATGCAAGTAGATATTTAAATAAAGGTACGAGAGAAGATGCTCGTAAAGATCTAATGAAGGTGTTACACTACACACTTCTTCAATTACATATACATGATAATAATTTATAAGGACTAATCATGAAGTATATCGTAGATATTGACGGCACTATCTGTCATGCACATCAATTACCCAGTGGCAAATGGGACTATGAAAATCATGTACCAATTATGGGTCGTATTTTTAGAATAAATAGACTATATGATGAGGGACATACTATTAAATATATGACTGCTCGAGGAGCAGTTAGTGGTATTAATTACTATGAAATGACTAAAAGTCAATTAGATAGTTGGGGTTGTAAATATCACGAATTGTCAGTTGGTGAGAAAGAACATTACGATATCTGGGTAGATGATAAAGCTCACAACTCGGAAGAATTTTTCAAATGACAACTAGTATGCGATGGTTTGCTAATCAGTGGCAGACTCAAGAAGTTGACGAAACTGTAGTTAACAGAGTCTTAGCAGCTAAAAATGTATTAGATATTGGTTGTGGGCATAATCCTTATAAAAAATTTGCTACAGGTAAATTTACAGGAATTGATGTTTACATTGATACAGCTGATGAACATATGGATTTTCTAAACTTTAGGACACAAGAAAAGTATGACCTCATAATTGCTTATGGGGTTTTTCACTTTCATAGTTTAGATTTAATAGACAGATCGGAAGAGCACACGTCTGAACTCCAGTCACAGTCAACAATCTCGTATGCCGTCTTCTGCTTGAAAAAAAAAAAATAAAAAATATATAAAAAAATGACGAATAAACAAAAACATAGAATAATACATAAAAAATACAACTAACTCTACACTTATATATCGAGAATAAGCACAGTAAAAACAA